ATTATGAGAATGCGGCTGGTGTTGCTCAGCCAGTTGGCGCGGCTGGTACGTCATGGTCTACTCTTGGCCAGTGGATCGAAATTATTGATACTGGTGCTGTTGGTGTTGGTAACTTAGTTAGTGCTCTTGCTCCTGCTGAAAAGCTTGGAACGATTGATTATACTACTGGCGCTATCAGTGATGACCTTGGTACGCTGGCAAACACGCTTGATCTTGCTAACCTTACTGCTACAAATCCTATTTTTGTAGCTGGATTCCCGATCAATATTGAGGCTAGCTATGCACAGCCTGTAGATATTGAGGATGATGGAGACGGTAACCTGTCTGTATCTGCGACTCAGGCTGTTGGGTATCCGCAGAAGTTTACTCTTGATGCTAATGGCACCAATGAGCTTACATACACTTCTGGGGCGTTTACGCTGACGTGGGCATTGACTGGAGCGCCTTCGGCTGGTCCTGCTAGTGCATCTGCTCAGTTATGCACCTACTACACTGATCTGGTAAATGCTCCTGCTGATAGCGTTATCAATGCGCTGGCCAGTGGATCTGACGGGTCTTCGGTTGATTCCAACGACTTGGTAAGTGCTACTCTTACGGCTGACGAGCGTGGCATTTGGGCGTTTGGAAAAGTCGATTCGCTGATGCAGCTGGTGGCATCTGATTTCCAGACGGACATTACTGTTTCTGGCGCGTTGATTACTTACGCTGAATTGGTCAAGGACAAGTTTGTTATTCTGACTGTTCCTGCTGGGTTGACTCCGCAGGAGGCTGTCAATTGGAAGAAATTCCAGTTGCAGAATTACACTTCTTATGCGGCTATTTACTACCCGCACATCAAGATTACTGATCCGGTGACTGAGGTTGTGACGGACATTCCTTGTGGTGGACACGTTGCTGGTGTGTATGCGCGGACGGACAGTACGCAGAACGTTGGTAAGGCACCGGGTGGCACTGCCGATGGTAAGTTGAATTGGTCTGTTGGTTTGGAGCTTGATTTGACGCCGACGCAGGTTGGGGTTGTATATCAGGAGAAGATCAATGCGCTGGTACAGTGGCCGCATACAGGTCGTTGTGTGTGGGGCGTAAAGACGATGGACATCGCTGGTGGAGAGTTCGGATATATCCAACAGCGCAGGTTGTTCATGTACGTTGAGAAGAGTGTGTTTAACGCTACCCATAGCCACATTTTTAAGAACAATGGGCCATCGTTGTGGGGCGCAATCCGCGCGCAGATCACTAACTTCCTGCTTGGTTTGTATCAGGGTGGGTACCTTGCTGGAAATTCTGCTGACGAGGCGTTCTTTGTGATTTGTGATCGTAGCAACAACCCGCAGAACACTGTTGATCAGGGTATTGTTTTCTGTGACGTTGGTATCGCAACCAACAAGCCAGCAGAATTTTTGGTCTTCAAATTCCAACAATTGGCGTTAGCTTAGTACGGCGATGGGTTCAGTTGTTTCAATGGTTTGTGCTAGGAGAAATTAAATGACCACGACTGTTATACCGAGTGTTGCGATTCAGGAAGTATATTCTGGTGGACAGTTCACTGGTGTTGCTCCTGATGGTGATTGGTCTGAGGAAGAGTCATTTCGTGGTCGTTTGCAGAAGTGGATCGGCGGCGCTGTGGGAGGTGATTTCCCTGCTCCTGCTGCGGTAGGGATGAGAGTGGATCATGTGTGGTGGAATATGGCATGTACTGTCGCTCCTAATGTAGCGATATATTTGGTTGACGATGATGACACAGAGTACTTGTTAGATACCCAGAATGTTGTGAGTGGAAATCATACTGAGACGAGCCATGGTTTTCTTGTTCCACCGACGTTTAGCGTTAGGGTAAAGGCAGATCAGGTTATTGACGCGGTCTTACCTATTGCTGGCGAGAACACTGGTGTTGCTGGAGATGGCGTATCTAATGACTATGACATCACGCTTGTAAATGGAAGGGTTGATCCTACCTCTGTGTCTATTGTGGCTGGAGCGGTGACGTTTACTGATCCTGCTGGACTAGGGATACTTGTAGGAGCTGGCGCTGGTGGTGGATCTGGAACGATCAATTATCTGACTGGAGTAGTTGAGCTGACGCTTGTTACGCCGGGTGATTGGGCTGCTGGTAATGCGACAGCGACGTATGACTATAATCAAATTGGTCGTGTAGGGATTGTTATTAGGCAGGGCTGGGGACAGCCTGCTCCTAGTAGTGTTGGAATGATTGGTGTTGAGAATACTCCTCCGTCCATGCAACGGACGTAGGATTAAAGGAGAATAGAAATGTCTAGAGCATCAGCTAATGATTTAATGCAGGGTTTTCGTTATCACGTGGTAGCACAGAGGGCTGGTGACAGTTCCAACCCGTTGGATTTCAATCGTGGTGATGGCTTTGAGGGTGGTGGTCAAGCAGGTTTTCAATCTGTCACCATGCCAGAGCTTACTGTTGAGCCTGTAGAGTATCGCGAAGGTACTTTCAAGTGGACGCAGAAATATCCGGGACCGCCGACGATTTCTGATTGTACTCTCATGCGTGGTATCGCGAAGACTGACACTACGTTTTATGATTGGGTACGTGGTTCTGTTGATGGTGCTGAGTACCGTTGTGACGTGACTATTTATCACTATCAGCGTACTGAGATGGGGAATGCTGCTCCGACTGAGGTTGGGGATACTGGATTCCGCAGAATCAATTGTAGCAACTGTGTTCCCACTCGCGCAAAGCCAGCTGGCGATTTAGATTCTATGTCGGGAGAGGTTTCGATGGCAGAGGTTGACTTTGCCATGGAGTCTTTTGACATCGATAGCTAATAGATTGATTTCTGGCGAGGATATTTTGAATGGCACGATCACGTCTTGCAGACTTAATGCAGAATCATCGGTTCTGGTTGATGGACGTGGTACCGTCTGCGACATTTCCATTTCTTGTATTGGGCGCACCGTTATTAGGTTTTCAGTCCATAAGCACTCCTGAATATACTGCTGAGGTAGACGAGATCAAGCAGTTGAACGCGATGTTCAAGCGATCTGTTTATTCTGGTGGAAGCGTGGGTCCGATTACGTTGACTCGTGGCGTGCGTGGTTATGACGACACGATGTGGCAATGGATGAAATCTGCTATTCATGGGAACGACATGACCAATAGGCATTTGCTGTTGATCCATTATACGAGCATTGGGGAGACGCTAGAAGTGGGGGCACCTAATGCTGTTACTGGTCTTATTGGTAGTGGTGAATTACCGATGAACGCGTGGGAATCTGCTGCATTTGTTCCGGGCAAGGCTTGGATGTTATTCGATTGCATTCCGACACGATACAAGGCTGGCACTGACTTTGATGCTATGGGTGGAGAGGTTAGCATTGCAGAGCTTGAGGTCCAGCCATGGGCTTTTTCCGAAATTTCGCTCATGAGTCCATTGTAGGATGTCATGCGAGAATTAATAGAAAAGAAGCAGAAGAGTGGCGCGGACATTCGCATGATCTCTCATGATTCATATGGCGGCTTTTCTTTTCTAATAGGTGGTGTAGAATATCGTGGTGAAGCTGATGCTGCTATTGTAAATATGGCAGTGAAGAAGGCGAAACGTTCTCCGGGCGCGGCATTGAACATGCTGAAGAAGGTAACTGAATTAAAGAAGGTGAGCAGATCATGAAAAAATTGATAGAAGAATTGGGCGATGTAATTGATAGCAAGGTATTGAACGAGGAAGAAGGCGAAGAAATCGCGAGCGATCCATTGGCAGAAGCGCGGCGTATTCTTGATGAAGAGTCGAAATCTGAGGATGCTATCAAGGCTCTTCGTGACACTGACTATAGGGACAAGGACGCCTTCTTCAAGCTAGCGGAACTAATTAAGGGATTGGCTGTAGCAAGCGAAGATGACGATACGGCAAAGAAGTTTTTGAGTGCTGTTTCTGACGCGCTGACTACGGTAGCTAACAAGGTTCTTGGTGAAGATGTAATGGACGAGGCGAAGTCAGATCCGAAGGTGAGCAAGGCGTTTTACAAGTATTTTGATAGGATCCAGATCGACATGATGGCGATTCCCCGTGTCTATAAGGACATCGAGGCGATCCTCAAGGATGGTGGAGATATTGACGCGCCGATGAAGGCTCTTGTTAAGAAGTATAAGAAGTAGGAGCTAGGATGAGAAAGTTAATTGAGCGATTGGAACTGGTAGAGGCAAAGATGCTCACGGCGAAGGATCTGAAGAAACTTCCTATGCTGTATTCTCAGGAAGAGGTAAAGGATCCGATGGTGTGGGTAAAATTCTTTAATCCTTACGGATCCGGCAGTTGGATGGTGACTGAGTACGATCCTAAAGAGGAGCGGTTCTTTGGGTATGTGATGGGGCTTGGTGGTGATGAGTTGGGATATTTCACGATGGCGGAATTGAAACGTAACAAGGTTGAGCGTGAGCAATACTGGAAGCCAATGAAGCTGTCTGCTGCGAAGGCTTATGAGAAGAAGATACATGGCATGTAACAGCGAACTGGAGTTCGCATTGAAAGGTAGGGAATCATGAGTCGCAAGAATATGATCATTGAAAACATGCTGAGGAATGCGGGTATGGATCCTTTGAGCATTTTGGGTGGAGAAGAATTGAGCGAGAGCCTTGATGAAGGCAAGGATGATTACAATTTTAAGCTGTATAATGTTGCGCAGAAAGCTGACGGCGATTTTTTAGATGCTGTCAAGAAGCAGTTTGGAAAGCGTTATCAGTACAAGATTGGGTATAAGGATGAGTACAATGATAAGACTATGACCGCATTTAACGCGAAGGTTAAGGCTGATGCAGCTTGGATGAAAGAGATGCGCAAGAATCGCAATGAAGATATTGATGGAGATATTGAAGAGGCTCGAATAGGCGGGATAGTTGCGGGTGTTTATATCGTGTCAACGAAGGTTGATGAATATGGAATTCCATTTGAATACGAGGCAAGGTTGTATGATATAGCGAAGCAGGTTCCCATGGATCCCGGACTCGGTGTCAAGTCTCGCATAAAGGGGAAAAGTGGATATGCTGTTCTTGATAAGATGGCAGCTAATTGGAAAAGGTCTGGCTTTTTGGATTAGAAAGCGAACTGGAGTTCGCATTGAAAGGTAGGATACGATGAATCGCAAGGACATGATAATTGAGACAATGCTTCAAAATGCCGGGGTAGATCCATCTGGATTTATTGATGATGTGTCAGAGGAGAAGGATCCGTTCGCTGCTATTTGGAAGATGTCTAGGCGTAAC